ATATCGTGAATACTATATGGAAATGATTGATAGTCTTGAAGACGATAGAGTTAGACTACAATTAAAGATTGATGAATTAACAAACGGAGTTCGTTTAGACGGACTTGATGTTGTGGTTACAATGTATCATCCAGTCAAACATCAAACTGACGGAACACCAGACATATTAGCAGACGGAACAAAGATTACAATACATAAAGCATCAGAATATAATTATGTTGCGGTTAGTCGTAATCTATTGAAACGTTGGGGTGGTTGGTTAGACTTCGGAGATTTTATTGTTCTTAGTGGGACAAGTGGTAAAGACGGAGTATATCAAGTCAAAGACACAATGAATAAACGATTTGTAAATCGTATTGATATATTAGAATCACCAGGAGTTAAACCATATAAGTTTACAGATGCTAAAATTAAAAAAGCAAACTTAAACGAAGATATAAAATTTATTACAGAAAAAAATAATTGATTTTACGAAATCAAAGTTATATTTATATATAAGACGAAATAATTAACAATTGAAAAATATATAGGAGAAATAAAATGGATTATAAAGATTATAATCATAGGTTATATGGTAGACGAATTCTACATATAATGTCCCCAGTTCGTTGGAGAAGTAAGAAGTTCTTACATCACGCAGATTCAAATTACAAAGTTATGATGAAAACAATTAAGTTTTTACCAATGTGTCATCATACAATTTTAGTTCCAGAACACAATGAGATACCGGATTTAGGCGATAATGTTACGAAGATACCATTTCCGTATGCTCAATCGGTATTGTCAAATCGTGGACAATTTCACGGAAGAAAATTTACCAATCAAACAGATTGGAGAGCAAAAGATTACGACTTTATCTTTAATCATCAACCAGAATTATTATACAATGTATTTAATTCAATCTTTACTGGTCGTTATGGTATGTCAGTAGAGGGATTTAATTTTTTCCATTGGGTTGATTGTGAAAAGAGTAGAGTTACATCATCATATCCAGTCGGGTTTTATAGACAATTAGAAGCAATCAATATGTCTTATCGTTCTTATTTTCATAGTCCAGTAAGTTTTGATTATATGAAATCTAATTTTACAGGCAAAACTAAATATACCGTAACTGATGTTAATGATGAAGTTATGAAAGAAAAAGTAAATTACTTTCCATTAGGAGTAGGAGACTTTCCAGAATCAGAACCATTTGATTTAGGAACAGATAAAAAAATATTATTGTTTAATCATAGATGGAATAATTCAACTGGTATAGAAAAACTTATTGAATACACAAAAGACTTAGATAGAGATGAGTGGTTGGTTTGGGTTACAGACGAACAAGCAAAAAAACCTATGGCAGGTGCACCAGCACCTAGTTGGATGCATATTCAAAGTTTACCGAGTGGTGGTAATTACAGATACTTAATTGAGAAGTCATTTGCAACATTAACCTTTGTTGATAATTATATGACTTGGAACTTATCAGTTCAAGACGCAGTTAAAGTAAAAAAACCAAGTTTAGTATTTAAACACGATACACACAAATATGTGTTGGGAGATAATTATCCATTATACTTTGAAAACAAATCTGACTTTGTTGAATTGATTAACAAAATCCCAGAAGGTAAAGAAGTTAATTGGGAACTTCCACCACACGACCAAACATTTGAGGAAAATCTTGTGGGAGATTTAATTCATTGTTTAGACAATAGTAAGAAAAAGAAAACCACAAAAACTAAATATGGTGTTGAGTGGTTATATCACATCTTACAAGGAAATGGTTATAAGAAAAACCTACTTCACAACTCTCACCCAAAACTTTACAAAAGTAATGCTTGGGAAGGTATTAGACAATGGTGTTTAGATAGAGGTGCGAAAGATACACCAACATCTAACGATACATTGATGTGGATACCAGATGAGAACAAAGAGGCAGTTCAAAAAATCATTGACGATGCGGGTAATGTAGATTACAAGGGAGACCCACTTGGTGAATCCAAGAAAGACCCGAAGTATGAAAAAAATAGTCAAATGAACAAATTCTTTTAGGAGTAAAAATGAAACAATTAACAGAACAACAAATAATAGACAACTGGAAAGAACTTCGAGGAATAATCAATGACACTTTTAGTGGAGATAGATTAGAAAAACTAAATAAAATGTATGACTTCTTTGAAGATAGAATGTGTATGGCACCTGCGAGTGGAAAAGCACACTTTCACAATGCTATGGTGGGTGGGTATGTAGAACACATATTACACGTTATTAAATTTTCACAACAAGTAAGAGACACTTGGGAACAAAATGGTGCCGAGATAAACTTTACAAATGAAGAACTAATCTTTGCAGCACTTCATCACGATTTAGGTAAGATAGGAGACTTAGAAGAAGACTATTATGTTCCAGAAGAATCAGATTGGCATCGTAAGAATCAAGGGAGTATATTTACACATAATCCTAAATTACAATATATGGTTGTAACGGATAGAGCATTTTTTATTCTACAACACTTTGGGATTAAAATGTCCGAGTGGGAATATATTGGATTGATGTTAACTGACGGAATGTATGAAGAAGCAAACAAAAAGTATCTAACAAGTTTTAATCCGGACTTTAGATTGAAATCTAATATCGCATATATTCTTCATCAAGCAGATATGATGGCAACACATATTGAATCAGACCAATGGAGAAGAGGTGATGAAGTTGAAAGTAATAAAGTTGCAAAGTCAGTTGATAAAATTAAAAAAGCAGTTGATAACGAAGTAAAAGAAAAGTTTACAAAATCAACTGACCCAAAAGATATATTTAACGAACTATTTGGAGAACCGAAAAAATGATAGGATATATATTACTAAGCATAATTATCTTGACTTTAAGTTATATTGTGTTTAACTTAACAAGAAAAGTAGAAAGACTTGAAACTTGGGTTGAAGATTATGCACAAAGAATCCAAGATACTCAAGAAACTTTAAAAGAGATTGATAGTAAAGGAGACTTTGAAGCAGATGATGAAGTCGGAGTTATCTTTACATCAATAAAAGAAGCAGTAGATGAGTTAAACGAAATCACAGAAGAGGAGATATAATGCCGAGAAAAGCAAAAAAGGGTTCACCAAGATATTATTTTCATCAAGGAACAGAAGACGCAATCATCAGATGTAATAATGAAACTCGTCCACATATGAAAGAAAGAATTTATAATGAACACATAAGAGTTCCATTTGAAAAGTTAGCAGAAAATATTATTCACACATTTAAGTTTTATTATTTTGATGTTCCAAGTGAAGATGTTAAACACGAGGTAGTGAGTTTTTTGTATATGAATATGCATAAGTTCACCGAGGGTAAGGGTAAAGCATTTAGTTATTTCAGTATTGTTGCTAAGAACTATTTAATCTTACATAATAATAATAATTATAAAAAACTCAAACAACACGAGGGTGAAGAAGTTACTGATTACAAAAGAGATGCTATGTGGGAGACACAAAGAGAAGATATCTTAGAGGGTCAAAAAGAATATATGGAAATGTTCATAGATTACTGGACAAATAATCTTACCACCGTGTTCAAAAGAAAACAAGATATAGATGTTGCTAATTCAGTATTGTATTTAATGGAACAAAGAAAGAACATTGAAAACTTTAATAAGAAAGCATTATACATTCTAATTAGAGAAATGACTGGAAGTAATACACAACACATCACAAGAGTAATTAATGTATTGAAAAAACATCACGTCAATCTACATAAAAGCTATTTAGCAACAGGTAGTATAGAAACTAAGTTCACAGGTAGTTGGGATATTTTATAATTGTAATATGGTTGATTACGGATTTAATATCAAAGACACAAAGTTCTATAAGTTAGTTTATACAGAACAATTTATTAATATAGTAAAACAGCAAGAAACTAAAATAAAGGTTTCGTTTAGACTTTGTTTAGAACAATATCTTGCACAACAAAAAGTTATTGATGACCCAAACTATAATACTGACTTTTATACAAATGAAAGAACTTTACCTTCTGGTCGTATAACTTCAAAAAGACAACAATGGAACAGATTATTAGGTGGTTATAACGCCACATTAGGTATTATCAAACCAAGTTGGGCAAACTTATGGAGTAAGAAAGCATTAGAGGGTGGTAAGTATACAAAAGACCACACACTAGGAGTTACTCTTGTGGGTAAAATTGTTTTAAATGAAATAGAGAGTCGTAAACATTTAGGAATGACTAACGACGAAATTGTAGATGATATGTGTAATAATTGGGTAATGGAAAACTTACATCTTTGGGTAGAAGTTAAAATTTTAAAAGAACAACACACAAATGATAATTTAAGTAGAGATTTAAATCAGTTATCAGATTATGAAAACAAACTTAATTTACTTCACTACGAAAATGGAAACATTATTATTGTTAGAAAATAAAAAGGGTGATATTTCTATCACCCCTTTTAATCCACCTTTATTTCCTATATAATCCCATAAGTATCAACAATGCAAGTAATCCAACAAATCCTTTGTCGCCAAACATTGCGATGATTGAGGTTATATTTTCAATAACATTTACACCAAAGAAGCCACTTCCGAAAATAATTTCACAAATGACACCTATGGATATCAAAGACATAAGTAGTTGAACTAGGTCATCTACATATCCTTTGACCATTGATATTATCTCTTTCATTTTAGTTTCCCCCTTTAAATGAACAAAAATCGGTGTTAAAACCGACTTCGTATAATAACTATATGATATATTTGAAAAAATTAATTAGTATATAAATATATATTCCTATTTTTTGACATTTGTATATTTATTGTTAGGTAAATTTTATGGCAAACGATTACGAAATATTCAAGGGAAAAACCTTATCAGATGTTTTCAAAGACATTTATGATAATTCCAAAACTAATAAACAACAATTAGAAGTATTGATGAAAGAGATAGTTGGATTTATTAAGGACGGAGATACCGCCGTTCAAATAGTTCCTATGCTAAAAGAGTATTTAGAAATCAATGTTAAGAACGATGAACAACTTGTTAAGTTAGCAACAATCGTTCAAAGAATTACAGCAGCAGAAAAAAGAATATCAGATAGTGGAGATGAGTTTGGTTTATCTGAATCAGAAAAAAAACAACTTATGGACGCAATAGAATCTGATGTTCAAGAGTTACAAATCAAGAAGGACGAAATAGAAAGTTCCATAACTAAGGAAAATTAATGCTACATTTTGAACCAGTTGAGGTTTTGGAAGTAATAGCAGATGAAGCCAATAATAAAGACTTAGGTGCTATCGTTGGTAGATATGTTATTGCTGACCAGGGTGGGACTGATGAAACAGTTCTATTACCACTTGACCAAAATATTTTACAACTTCCTTTACGAGGTGAGGTAGTTTTAGGAACTGACTTTGGTGGACGACATTATTATATGTCAAAATTAAATATTAGAAATTCACCAATAGCAAATTCGTTATCTGGTATTAGTAACTACCTTACTGGGCAACCCACAAATCTTGGTAAGTATTTTACACCAAGTATAAGTGGTTCTAAGAAATTAGAAAGTCGTGAGGGAGATACAATTATACAAGGTAGATTTGGAAACTCAATTCGTCTTGGTAGTAATCAAGTAAAAGACTGGATTGATAGTAATACAACAAAAGAATATATAGACTCACCAAATATAAAAATAACTTCTGGTATAAATGATATTGGGCCAGATATAAATTTTACTTATCAAGAGAGTTTAGATACTGACATAAACTCTATTTATTTAACAACAAAAGAAAATGTTAAGTTTAAATTTAATGATAAAGATGTGGAAAGTTTTGATGAACCACAAATTACTTTACAATCAGACAATATAGTTTTACACGGTAGAGAAAAATTTAATGTTTATACAAAGGAAATAAATTTAGGTGGAGAAAACACACAACCAGTAGTATTGGGTAATGAATTAAAAACAATACTTGATAATATTTTAACATCATTGTCAAACATAGTCAGTTCATATTCAAGTGCTAATCCAGGAGCAGCACCAGGACTTACGGCAGATGTAAATAGTATAAAACAACAAGTAAATAAAATTTTAAGTAAAAAAGTAAATACCGAATAGGAGTAAAAATGAATAAAAAAGAGTTAATAAAAATAATTGAATTAGTTGTCCGTAAAGAAGTTAAAAAACAGATGACCGAGATATTTATTAATGACAAAGAAGAAATCAAATTAGCAGAAACGATTTCTAAACCTAAACCAAAAGTCAAACAAAAACCAAAGAAACAATACACGAAAAATAAAACATTAAATGAAGTATTGAACAACACCAAACCATTAGGAGCATCAGAAACAGATGAGTATCCTACATTAGGAGGTGGGGTGTTAGGTTCTGACAATGTAGCAGAAGTTTTAGGTTATGGTGATTTAGGTATGGGACAAAACAAAGAAAAAGCACGAGAAATGGCAGCAGTTGATTCAATCAAAAAAGCAGGTGTTTCAGTAGATGCCGTACCAGAAGATGTTCAAAATGCATTAACTCGTGATTATTCTGGATTAATGAAAGCAATAAATAATAAGAAAAAAGGTGATACAGGATTTAGACCATAATGGCAAATGTTAGAGAAATAGATAGAGACGATGATATTTATATTGGAATACGATTTCCATTAGACCATAGTCCAGAAGGTTTTTTTTATAAAACAAAAACCATTAGAGAACAAGTTAAGTCTAATATAAGAAACTTATTATTAACAGAAAAAGGTGAAAGAGTATTTCAATCAAATTTTGGTACTAATTTAAAAAGTTTACTATTTGAGCAGATAACACCATCAGGTTTAGAAAATATAGAGAACGATATTAGAGAATCTTTATCTACTTGGTTACCTTATGTAAACACAAATAATTTAATTGTAGTTCAAGATGATAGAAACTCAAATCAAGTTTTAATTTCATTAGAATATTCTACAACACTTGAACCAGAAACACTTGATACAATCACATTTACTTTTGAAGTAGGAGAATAAAATGGCAGTCGATTATAATGTAAACAAAAAAGTAATAAAAAAAGATGTAAATTATATTGGTAGAGATTTTTCATCAATTAGACAAAATTTAATTGAATTTGCAAAAACTTATTTTCCAGGTCAATATAATGACTTCAATGAATCATCACCAGGTATGATGTTTGTTGAAATGGCATCTTATGTTGGTGATGTTTTAAATTATTATGTTGACAATCAATATAAAGAAACATTACTTAATTATGCAGAAGAAAAGAAAAATGTTTATAATATAGCACAATCTTACGGATATAAACCAAAGACAGCAGTTCCTTCGACAGTAGAAATAGAAGTTAGTCAAACGGTTCCTTCAAAGGATGATGGTTCTGGTGGGTTTATTCCGGATTTAGATTATGCTGGTGTATTATCAAGAAATGCAATTCTTACATCAGATACCGGTGTAGACTTTACTACATTAGACCAAGTTGATTTTAGAGTATCTAGTTCATTAGACCCGTTAGAAATTGAAATTATAAAACCTAATTCAGGTACAGACCCAGATGATTTTCTATTAAAAAAGAAAGTAATCGCAAAATCAGGGACTACTATTGAGGAAGAAATTCCATTTACCACAGGTAAAAAGTTTGATAAACTTACATTAAATAAAACGGGAGTATCTGAAATAGTTTCTTGTGTTGATTCTGATGGTAATAATTGGTATGAAGTTCCTTTCTTAGCACAAGACACGATATTTGATACCATTGAAAATACAGAATTAAACGACCCCGATTTAACTCAATATCAAAATGATACACCATATATGTTGAGATTAGTTAAGACTTCAAGAAGATTTGTAAC